ATGCGCTCCATGTCGGCCGATGAACCCCGGTGTCTTGCACCTGACACAAGATGCCCGCGTAAAGGCAGGCGCGAGGTCAGGAGGCATGTATCCATAGCGAAAATGTCGGATGACGGCAGTCAGCCCGGAGCGGACCCACATGCAAGGTGCAACATGAATCCGCCCATCGAAATGGAGGGCGGAGATCAGACCTGCTCCTCCCGATCTTCGGGTCATCCGAAAGGGGAAAAGTCGGGATGTTGGCGACCCCGGCAGAACTCTGACGATTGCCAGTTTTCCGAGGAAAATCAGGCGCCCCAGCGGGACACATCTGCCCTTTCCGGCTCTAAGGAGAACAATGGGTTAGCCGACCGTTTGGGACACGCGCAAGCCGAATGCACTGCGGACGCCTGGGCTTCGTTCGGCGTCTACCTTGCGTCCTCCTGCGAGCCTTGTGACCGGGCGGGCCTCGCCTGGGCGGCCCTGCTGAGCCTTGATCCGCAGATCGCCGAGAAGGTTGCCCTGCTGGTGATCCATGCGGCGTCGCCGCCCCTGCCGCCTCTCTTCGCCCCGATGCGAGATGCTCGATACTGGGCCGGCGGCGCCAGTCGGGCGGAGCTGAAGGCTTATGCCCTCGCGGCCTTCGAGCGGATGACCGCGCGAGATCGTGCGGCCTTCCTTCAGCACATCACCGAACAGGGGATTGCCGCATGAACATGACGGTGCACCGGACCCCCGCGAGTGCCGTTGCCGCGCCCTTCGTCCTGGCCGAACTGAAGGATCACCTTCGGATCGAGGACGATGCAAGCGACTTCGAAATCCAGCGGATCGCACGAGCGGCGGCAGCCGAGATGGAGCAATTCGCGCAGGTCGCTCTGCTGACCCAGACGGTCACCTTGACCGCTTTCGATCCGCCGCCGGACGCTTACCTGCGCCTGCCTGTCGGGCCGGTTGCCCAGGACCACACACCGGCCGTCACCATGGACGGCGCGGCCTTCACCGACTTCATGTTCGTGGCGGGCATCCGCCCGGTGATCCGGTGGGGCGCGACGTGGCGCACCCAGGCCCCGCTTGTGCTCGAAGTCGAATATACCGCCGGGTTCGGCCCCCAGGCGTCCGACATTCCGGCGGACCTCGCCCAGGCGATCAGAGATCAGGCCGCGCTGCACTACGATGGCCGGTCCCCGATGGACGCAAAGGCCCTGACCATCTCGCCGCACATGGCCCGGATCGGCGCCCGGTATCGCGGGGTGCAGGCATGACCGAGGTGGAGCTTGACGAGCTGCTGACCTTCCACTGGCCGCGCGTGGTGCGCCGGGTGATGGGCAGCGATGCAGACGAATGGTGCAAGGGCTTTGTCCGCTCCATCGCGCGCCAGGGCAAGCGCAGGAACTGGAGACCATCGGACAGGCAAGCGGCGCTGATGCGGCGGCTGGTGGCCGAGGTGGGCACACAAGACGACACGGGCGGCGAGGTGATGGAGGGATGAAGAAGAAAGCCCGCCGATGACGCGGCGGGCTCAGGCGGCGTTCGGCTTTCACGGGTTAGCCGGGGACGACGCCTAGGACGTGCTACCGGGAAACGGGCCACAGCACAAGGGCCGCTATTCCGCGCAAGCGGTCTCCCCAAGCCCTAAGGCCCCGCTGCCACCCTCAAGGCGGCGAACATGGGGGGAGCGGACCGAGCCGAGGGAAAGGCAGGTCTGGCCTAAGCGACGGGCTCGTCCGAATGGGCAGGTCAAGATCGTGTCGGTCAGGGCGGGAGGCGGGGTTTTATCCCCTGCCACGGTAACCCGCTTTCTGACCGGCGCTCCGGGTCTGAACCGATGGGCAGGTGCAGAGAAAAGAGAAGAGCAACGGTTGAGCTGAGAGATACGCGAGAGACGGGGAACGATGACCGAGACGAAGAAAAAAAACAGGAAGTGGCGCAAGGCGGACGGCTCGAAGCTGCCCCCACCCGCGCCCCCTGTCGTGTCGTCCGTCCTGCGCGAGCCCGACCTTTTCTCAGGTGGTCCCAATGCCGACGATCTGAAAACGAGGTGGGACCGGGGATGGGAGTTTTCTCTTTTCGCGCACCAGGACGAGACGGGCGCGGCGACCCCGGCCGAAAGAGCTATGCGTTTTATGCATGGCCTCAAGGTTCCCGAGGGTCCGAACGCGGGAAAGCTGGTGACGCTGGCCCCGTTTCAGCGCCGGTTCATCGAGGGCGCCCTCGCCGACGACACCGCCAACGCCATTCTCAGCATCGGGCGCGGCAACGGCAAATCCGCGATCACGGCGGGCCTCGCACTGGCCGGCCTTGTCGGGATCACTGATCGCCAGCCCCGCCGCGAGATCATCGCCGCTGCACGGACGCGGGATCAGGGCCGGATCATCTGGGACTTTGTGGCAGGCTTCGCGGCTTCTCTGCCCCTCGAAGTGCAGGCGCGGCTGATCTACCGCCGCGCCCCCAGGCTTGAGATCGAATACGAGGGCGACGGCGGAGGACATGTCCTGCGGGTCATTGCGGCGGACGGCAAGAGCGCCCTGGGCGGTGCCCCGACGATGACGATCCTTGACGAGCGCGGGCACTGGGCCCCGGATCGGGGGGGCGAGCTGGAACACGCCCTGTTGTCGGGTCTCGGCAAGCGCGGCGGGCGCGCCTTCCTGATCAGCACCTCTGCCAGCGACGACACCCACGCCTTTTCCCGGTGGATCGACGAGCCCACGCCCGGCACCTACGTGCAGGAACACCGACCCGCCCCCGGCCTTCCGGCGGATGACCGCGACAGCCTGCTGATCGCCAACCCCGGCGCACCTCACGGGATCGGCGGATCGCTCGACTGGCTCGAAGCCCAGGCGGGGCGCGCTATCGCCCGCGGCGGATCGAGCCTGACGAGCTTCCGGCTCTACAACCGAAACGAGAGGGTCAGCGGAGAGGCGCGTGACCTGCTGCTAACCCTCGATGAATGGCAGGCCTGCGAGGTGTCGGAGCTGCCCCCGCGCGACGGCGGCGTCGTGATCGGGATCGACCTGGGCGGGTCCGCCTCGATGACGGCGGCGGCGTTCTACTGGCCCGAGACCGGGCGGCTGGAATGTCTCGGCACCTTCCCCTCGATGCCCAGCCTGCTCGACCGTGGCCAGTCGGATGGCGTGGCCGGCCGCTATGTCGAGATGCAGGACCGAGGCGAGCTGACCACCATGGGCGACAAGACGGTTCCGGTGGCGCCGTGGCTGGTCGAAGTGATGCGCCATGTCGAGGATCAGCCGGTCATCGCGATCACGATGGACCGTTACAAGCAGGCGGAGCTGGGCGAAGCAATCGGCCGGGCGGGCATCCGCGCGCCGCTGGTGTGGCGCGGGCAGGGCTTCCGCGACGGTGGCGAGGATTGCGAGCGGTTCCGCCGCGCGGCCTTCGATGGGCTGGTGAAGGCCCGGCCGTCGCTGCTGCTGCGCTCTGCCTTCGCCGATGCCGTCTGTCTGCGCGACCCTGCGAACAACCTGAAATTGGCCAAGGCCCGCTCCACCGGACGGATCGACGCCGCCGCGGCGTCCGTTCTGGCCGTCGCCCAGGGCGCACGGATCGCCGCCCTTCCGAAGACGAAAGCGAGGATCCAATGGGCATGAACGCGGGGCAGCTCGACCGGCGCATCCAGGTGCTGCGCGACACCGGCACCGGGACGAACGGCTTCAATGAGCCGGTGCCGGACTGGCAGCCGCTGGGGCCGCTTCTCGCCGCGACCCGGCGGGACGTGTCGGACGCGGAAAAGGCGGTGGCGGGCCACCGATCGGCCACGCTGGTGGCGCGCTTTGTCGTCCGATCGACCAGCTTCTCTCGCGGCATCCGGCGCACCGACCGGCTGTCCCATGACGGGGCCGAGTGGGAGATCGCCGGCATCAAGGAAGTGCCGTCGCCCCGCCGCGCCTTCATCGAGATCACCGCCAAGACGGAGGCGCCGGGATGAGTGTTCGCCGGGATCACCACCGATATTCGAAGCGGATCACGCGCACCAAACGCTGGAAGGCGCTTCGGATGGAAATCCTCGAGCGCGACCGCTTCCGGTGCCGGTCCTGCGGCTGCGGCGGGCGCCTCGAGGTCGATCACGTCAAGCCGGTGCGGACGCATCCCGAGCTGGCCTATGCGCCGGGCAATCTGCAAGCGCTCTGCCCGAGCTGCCACACCCGAAAAACCCGGATCGAGTGCGGGCATCCCCCGCCCCGAGAAGACCGCCAGGACTGGCGGCAAGCGGTCGAGGCGATGGAACGCCCCGGCAAGACCCCATCGAGCAAAAGGAACAGAACATGCTTGACAGTGTGAAGATCGCCCGGCGGCAGTCGGAAATCCGGCAGAGCCTCGCCGAGCTGGCCGGGAAGGAAACCCCGTCCGAGGACGAAATCCGCTCCATGGGCGAGCTGGATCAGGAATACCGGACGAACGAAACCCGGTTTCGCGCGGCTCTGGTGGCCGAGGACACCGAACGCCGGGACGCAGGCGGCGAGCTCGAAACCCGTTCCGCCCAGGAGTGGGCCGACATGATGGCCGGTTTCGAGCTGCGCCAGGTCGCGCTGCACCTCGATGAAGGGCGCGCCTTCTCCGGGCGGACGGCGGAGATCGTGGCTGAGCTTCGCAGTGCGGGTGGCATCCGCGGCGTCCCGGTCCCTTGGGCGGCGCTCGAAACCCGCGCCGGTGAGACCGTCGCGGGCGGCACCCCCGATCCGGTCTCGACGCGGCCGATCATCGACCGGCTGTTTCCGCAGTCGGTGGCGGGCCGCATGGGCGCCCAGATGATCAACATCGACAGCGGCGAAATCGAGTGGCCGGTGGTCACGTCTTCCGTCTCGGCAGGCTGGGCGGACGGCGAGACGGCGAACGTGGCCGGGCCCACGGCCTTTGCCACGACCGACAGGCCGATGACGCCCGACCACAACCTCGGCATCCAGATGCGGGTGACGCGCAAGGCGCTGAAACAGTCGGGCGCCGCCCTCGAACAGGCGATCCGCCGCGACATGCAGAGCGCCATGGGGCAGGCCATGGATCAGGCCATGTTCCTCGGCACCGGCGCCAACGGGCAACCCCTGGGCGTGATCACCGGGGCATCGACCTACGGCATCACCGACACCGACCTCGCCGGCGCCCCGACCTGGGCGGCGTTCCGCGCGGCGGTGGTCCGGTTCATGACGGCGAACGCGGCGGGATCGCCCGATGCCGTCCGCATGATGATCCGGCCCGAGGTGTGGAGCGACCTCGATGACGCGCTGATCAGCGGCACGGCTGTTTCGCAGTGGGAACGCCTGACCCGGAACATTCCGGCGGGCAACATCGCCATGACGACGAACGCCCTCGCCGCCCCGGCAGGTGATCCCCTGGAAAGCATCGCCCTGCTGACCACGAATGCGGGCGGCGTGGCGCCGATCTTCGCCGCCACCTGGGGGGCGGTGGACGTGATCCGCGACCCCTACACCGATGCGCAGTCGGGTGGCCTGCGGATCACGGCGCTGGCGACGATGGACGTGACCGTCGCGCGCCCGGCCCAGCTTCAGATCGTGTCGGGCATCCAGTGATGTTGCAGGGCGGATATCTGGGCGGACTGGAAATCCGCCGGAAGGGGGGAGGCGCGGAGCTCCGCGGCTCCTTCCCCTACAATAGCACAGCCGTGCTTTCGGATGGTGGCCGAACTGGTCGACCAAAGAAGGAACGCATTGCGCCCAAGGCCTTCGCGTATCGCGTCGAAACCCCGTCGGACCATGGCGGCAAGAAGGATATTCATCTGCTGGTCGGGCACGATTATGGCAAGCCGCTCGCATCGGTGCGGTCTGGGTCGCTGGTGCTCAATGACACAGCCGCGGCCCTTTTATTCACGGCGACGATAGCCCCGGCGATGATGGAAACCACCCATGTTCGGGATGCCATGGCCGTGATCGAAGCGGGCCTCGCCGGCGGGATATCGCCGGGCTTTCGCGTCCCCCCCAAACGCGCGGTGAAGGAGCCCGAGACCGTGGAAGAGGAAGAGAACGACCCGGCGAACGGGAAGCACCGGGCCTTGATCCGAACGGTTCACGAGGCGCTGCTCTACGAGCTCAGTATCGTGACGAGGCCGGCCTATCCTCAAACCGAGGTCGAAAAGCGCAACTGGCAGCCTATCGGCGAGGTGGTGAAGCGGATCGTCCACCGGCCCGCCGCGTTGCGGTGGAGGTGACCATGTTCGACCGACTGCGCAACTGGTTTCGACCGACAGAGACCCGATCCAGCGGCACCGGCTACACCGCCCAGGTGATGGCCGCGCGCGACAGCTACATCACCGGAGGCCGGGGCGTGGCCGAACTGACCGGGACGGTGCAGAGCTGCGTGTCGCTCTGGGAAGGCGCCTTTGCCGTGGCCGATGTGGCGGGCACCGACCTGCTGTCCCGGCACACCATGGCGATGATCGCCCGTTCCATCGCCCTTCGGGGCGAAGCGGTCCTGCTGATCACCGATCTGGGGCTTGTCGCCGCCACCGATTGGGACGTGACCACCCGGGACGGCAATCCGCGCGCCTATCGTCTGTCCATCCCCGAGGCCGGGGGCGGGCGCACAATCACCGCCCTCGCGGCGGAGGTGCTGCATCCGCGGATCGGTGCCGATCCGGTGGCGCCATGGCTTGGCACCTCGCCGCTGCGCCGGGCCAGCCTGACCGCCGCAATGCTCCACGCCGTCGAGGCGGCCCTTGCGGAGACCTTCGAGAACGCGCCCCTCGGCTCTCTGATCGTGCCCCTGCCCGACAGTGGTGCCGACGACATGGCGACCTTGCGCGCCGCCTTCCGGGGGCGGCGGGGATCCACGCTTGTGATCGAGGGCGTGGCCCAGGCAACGGCCGCGGGCATGAACCCGACGATAGGCCAGAAGCCGGATCAGCTTTCGCCGGACCTCTCGCGCTCGATGACGGCCGAGACGCTGGGCGCGGCGCGGGACAGCATAGCAATGGCCTACGGCGTCCTGCCCTTGATGCTCAACCGGGCTTCGACAGGCCCCGCAATCCGAGAAGGCCAGCGGCACCTTGCCACCTGGGCGCTTCAACCCATCGCGGAGCTGCTGGCCGAGGAAGCGACGGCGAAGCTGGGCGGCGAGGTGCGGATCGACACGTTGAGGCCGCTCCAAGCTTTCGACGCGGGAGGACGGGCGCGGGCGCTGTCCGCAATCATCGGGGCCATGGCCCAGGCGAAGGAGGCCGGGCTCCACCCTGCGGCTGCCTCAGAGGCATTCAAGCTTGTGGACTGGAAGGGTCAGGAATAGGGCGGTTGCCCCTGGTCTAGATCGTGGCTGAAGCAACTGGGTTTAGTCGGCGAGTGCCCCAACAACCCCGACAGCCCGCGGCCCCTGCACATATCACTGGGGGCGCGGCGGGCAAATCAACAGCGGAGGCAGATTTGTCAGATCGCGCCAGGATAGTTGAAAGACTAGAATAGGTCAGCTCTTGAGCCGAACGCCCGCCCCGCCCCCGTTCGGATCAATGAACTGAACGCCCGCCCCTTCGAGGGCCGCGCGGATCGCCGCAACGGTGGCCGGGCGGGGCGCCCTCTGCCCCTTCTCGAAGTCAATCAGCGTGGCGCGCGCAATCCCCGCCCGCTCTGCAACATCTGATTGCTCAAGGTTCAGGAGCGCGCGCGCGGCGCGGCATTGGTCAGGTCTCATCATAAGTCCGACTTGAAGTCAGATATAAAATCTGACATGGTGTCAGAGTTTACCCCCCATTGGAGGCCCACGCAATGCACAACACCTCAGAGGCCCGTCGCGCCGTGTTGACCGCTCTTTCATCGACTTCGTGTCCGGTGGCGGTGGCTTACCGCGACTGGCTCGAAGCCCGCGCCGACTGGTGCGCCCTCGCCAATGATCCGAATGACCCGGACTGGAAGGCGCCCGCGATTGTCGAAGCGCAAGAGCGCGAGGATGCCGCCGCCGCGACGATGAAGGCCCTCAAGCCCACATCGGACGAGGGCCTTGCGGCGCAGATAGCGCTTGCATGGGCGTTTCTCGACCCCGGCAACACGGACCCCGACCTATACGCAGAGCGCGTCCAGGAGGAGACGGGGCTTCAAATAATGATGGTCGTTTGGAAGAACCTGACCGGGCAGGATGGCTATCCGGTAACATGACTGTAGCGCAAGAAACACGACTTGACACACCCGGCAAACACCGCTTACCCCTTGGGGAATTATTGCGGAATGAGGCAGGACGGAAAGATGACCAAGAAATTCCCGACGCTGGCAGCCTGCGACATCGTGGGCTTGGATCGCCAGCGCTTCAACGAGGACTTGGCGGCTGGTATCTACTCCTGCGCGCCTGAGCTGCATACGAAGACCGGGCGTTGGTTCGATGAGGACGATCTTTGTGCCCTCTTCGTCTATGCGTTTTTCCTGCGGCAGTTTGGCGCAGATGGCGGCGACGCGCTCCACCGCAAGCCCAACATGAGCAAGCGGGTTTCGGCACGGTATGCCAGCGGCGTCTGGCAGGCCCTCAAGAGCGACCTCGATGGCGCGACCCGGATCGACTTTCCCCTGTCCGGCTTCAATGACGACTGGGAGGCGATGGCAGCGGATCAGCCGCCCGCGTTCTTCGTCACCAAGGCCCCGCGCGGGGTCCGGGCGGTAGGATCGAGGGTCGCAACGGTCTGCTTCCACCTCGACGGCATCCGGCAAGAGGTCCGCGACCGCGTGGCCGCGTGGGCCGGGGAGCGCGTGTAGGTCCAATGCCCTCGCCCCGCGCCCCCTCTCTTCCGACCCCGAAGCAAATCCGCGACGTTCACGAGATCGTCGCGCAACTGCACCCGGGCGCGCGGATCAAGGCGGTGGGGCCGGAGGGCGTGATCTTCGAGTATCCCGGCGCAGCGGCGACTGTCGCCGATCCTGACGCGGGCAAACCGCTATGACGCGTTATCCCTATCTCCGCTCGAAGCTGCGGCGCGGGCGCTGGTTTCACACCTACCGGCGCGGCGGGCGCGAGGTTTCGCTCGATGTTCACGGGCTGCACCCGACCGACCCCCAGGTGCTCGCCGCCTGGGCGGCGGAACATGCCCGCTGGCAAGAGAGGCCCCCCGGCGCTGTCACGCCCAAGGGAGGCACCCTCGCCTGGGCGGTGGACCTCTATCAGGCGTCTGGCGAGTGGAAGCGGCTGAGCGAGGGCACCCGCAAGGCACGCGCGGCGATCCTCCGGCGGTATGTGGAGCGCAGCGGGCACCGGCCCCTCTCCGGCATCACGGCTGACGCTATCGAAGCGACACTTGCCGCAAAAGGCGGACACGCGGCGGTCAACGAGCTGAAGGCCCTGCGGCCTGTCTTCGCCTATGCGCACCGGCTGCGCTTCATTCCCAAGGATCCGACACGCGGCCTCAAGATGGACAAGCCTGCCTCGAAGGGCTTCGCCACGGCAGGCCCGGACGAGATCGCCCGCTTTCAGGAGCGGTGGCCCGTGGGCACGACCGAGCGGCTGGCCTTCGACCTCGCCCTCTACACCGGCGCCGCGCGCACCGACCTTGCCCGCCTTGGCCGCCACAGCCTGCGCGACGGGCTGCTGATCTACGAGCGGCAGAAGACAGGCATCGAGTGCAACGTGCCGCTGACCCACGAGCTGCGCGCCGTGATCGCCCGGACCCCCGACATTGCCCCGGCCTTCCTGCTGACCTCGAAGGGAAAGCCCTTCAGCGGCGCAGGGCTTGGCAACCTCTTCGGGGCGGCCGCGCGGGCCGCTGGCATCGAGGCACGGTTGCACGGGCTGCGGAAAGCCTTCTGCGTCTACTGGGCGGAAAAGGGCCGCTCGACTCACGAGATCGCCGCCATGGCCGGGCATGTCAGTCTGTCCGAGGTGGAGCGCTACACCCGCGCGGCCGACCGACGCCGCATGGTCAAGCTACTGTTGGAGGGCGCATGA